TTATGTTTAGTTCTGATGTGCATAGCAAGATTATACATTGTATCAAAATCTTGTCCACATTCTTTGCAGTGTGTTTCTATTTTTAATCTCATAACTTCACCTTAATGATCTATTCACCTTCAGTATTCACTTCAAACGAAACATTCTCGACTTCAAAAGTGCAGACCATTGTTCCAAGTTCTGAATCAGAATACTTAAGATCCAATGCACCCATATTATTCAAAATGCAATGATGGAACTTCATCTTGGAAATGATCTTCTTATCATTATCTAATAGGCATAATTCTATAACATCAATAGAGTCCATTCTAACAAGAGGAACGCCATCAAGATTTGTTCTATCAGCCAATGTCTTTCCATGACGCATCTGATAAAGCCATGTATAAAGTAACCAATAGTTATACATATGTTCATCAATCGTAAATGCAATGTTGATGGTCTGAAGATCTCTAGATCCAATCGTATTAGGATGTAGTTGCCTTTCGTGACCCGTAACGGATGTCAGCATAGGAATTGTTATATCAGGAACATTGAACTCACGCACATAATTATTAAGCACATGGATATCTATCTTCTGTCCTGTCATGTTTGGAATGTTACTAAATCTAACCTTCCACTTATTCTTATTGTAATTATTAATCTGTGTTGTTAAACCTGGCATATATCACCTCAATGTATTTATTAGATACAAAAAGACCGGCATTACGCCGGCCTAGAATTATATTGGATATCTTATTTCTTTTTTCTGAATATCTCTTATACCCAAATGTTGTTGTAGTATCTTCCTTCTTGACAGTTCTATGACCAGCCTTTTTGGTTTGATAGTCGCACCGGTTAACTGCAATAGACTTGGAGAACAATTTAGTAATATAGGCTGATGTACCAAGCTGATGTCCATTCTTTGCCTTTACACCGCCATCTTTATCTGCAATCCAGTCAACAACCATTCCAACCGTTCCAGCTTCACTGACCACTTCCTGGTCATTAAGCTCATATTCTATATTGTAATCATTTACATAGTTAGCTGTAGTTGAATATACCCATAAGTGCAGTTTGTATGTAACATTATACAATGGGATATTCAGACCATTCTTACGATAGTCCTGCTTGAAATCTTCAGTACAATGGTCATTTACATATTCTTCAACATCAATACTCTTTGTTGAAGCACCAACGATATTGCCTTGGTCATCAACAGGAATTCTACCATTCTTAACGATGTCATCAAGTGTTGCAAGTCCGCCAGTTGGTGAAACGCTTGGTAATGCGATGTCAACCTTGAATCCAATACCTATTACATTTGGTTCTTCATCTTCTTTCACAAATGATATAGCATATGGTTTCTTCTTGTTATAAGTATGTGTTGGGTCGCTGTACCATTCGTCAACCTTTTCTTTGTTGATTTCTGTAACAGGATTGATTACTTGAATCTCAATGGCTTTGGCTTCTTTCATGTAAACCCACACAGTATCCATTGCTTCATTTCCTGCCTTATCAACAAATCGTCTGATAATCATGTTTGCACCAGGTTCAAGTCTCTGTAAATTCAATGTATCTTGAACCATACCATTAATAGTCCATTTTACAGCAATAGCATTAGTCTTGAACATACCTTCACCTGGTTCAAGAATTTTAACAACAGGTGGTATATCGTCATAAACGATTGAAACCATTGCTACTGCTTTGTTTCCATAATCATCAATGTAGTTGTAAGTAATTGTATAACCAATGTTTCCTTCTTCATTCTTTACGATCTTCTTATTCTCATTCATTGTGTAAGATACAACAGTACAAGAATCAATGTTGTATGAAACTTCATAATCGGTTACTCTCTTACCAGTATACATGTCAGTCTTATATTCAACAGTAACTTCTTTACCATTGATAATAGTTGTGTAAGAAACAGTTTGAACAGAATCAATTAGTTTGTTTGTCTTGAGGTCTATGACTTGCTTTACAATAACATCTACGCCATTTACCTTTATGACTTCCACGATTTCGGCTTTATCATCACCAATTGGAACGATTTGTGCCTTCGTTTCGTCTATGATATATGGATAGTCCTTCAACACAATCTTTTCAGTTGGTAAAGTATCAAGTGTAACATTAATGTTGAAATGTGATTCTTTCTTATTAACTGTATCTCTAACGATGACTGTCAATTCATTCGTTTTCTTGTTTACATAGATTTGGTCATCTTTCTGTTCTTCAATAGTAATGTAGTCTATTGTTCCAGTTGTACTTTCAATGTTGGTCAATGTTACAATTGGTGGTGTATCATTGAATAAGAATACTACATTATCACATGATGTCTTTTTCTCATTACATACTTTAACTACAGTATCTTTTGTAACTGTTACATCAATAGTGTGATTTTCACATTTGGTGCCTTCACATATTGTGTAATCTACAGTATGGTCTTTCTTGTTTGTTTTAATAGTGTCCTGTTTTGGTTTATTATCTACTTCAGTAATTTGGGTTTTCTCAGGAACATCTACAACCTTGATTATCACGATTGCTGTGTCATTGAATGTACCGTCAGATACAATAACTTTCAATGTATCAAGTGGTTTGGTTTCAAAGTCTAATGGTTTCTTCACAGTAATCTCACCATTAGAATCAATCGTGTAGTTAGTTGAATCTGTCAATTTATAAGTTGGTTTAGTTCCATCATCATCCCATGCTTCAATCTTACAACCTGTTCTACCAACGAAGTTTTCTTGTATGTTGCATGTGGTATCTTTTGTATGGACTGGTTCATTGACATCAGTAATTTTAATAGTATATGTCAATGTATCGCTGGCACCGCTAGGATCAGTTGCGATAACTGTTATTGTGATTACTGGGTCTTTCTCATAATCCAATGGAACTGTTGTAATCAATCTACCAGTAGATTCAATGTAGAATCCTGGTTCTTCCACCTTGTAAGTAATCTTATCACTATCTGGGTCAATCGCAGTTATAATACCAACTTCACAATCTTTACAATTCTCAGGAACTGTTAATGTATCGTTTGGTTGTAATACAGGCGTTTCGTTTACATTCTTAATATTGATTACGATTTTTGCGGAATCTTTATCACCACTAGGTGTAGTTACATAGACCATTACAGAATCTTTTGTTTTCTGCTCAAAGTCATATGGATTCTTTAGTGTGATATTGCCGCTACCGTCAATATTATAATCATTAGTATTGCTAATACTATATTCAACAGACTCTCTATCATCGTCTTTACCTTCTATTTGTCCTATTGGTCCTGTGTAATTTTCAGGCACAGTAAATGTTGTGTCATTAACATGTACTGGTTCATTGACATTATTAACATTTATTGTTACTTTTGTTTTGATTGTATGAGTACCATCAGATACAGTAACATTGAGTGTATATTGTGTTTTTGTTTCATAGTCAAGTTTAGAAGTTGTCTTGATAGTTCCATCAGATTCAATCTTGAATGGAACATTAGTATCAGTAATTTTGTATGTTAATGTTTTTCCTTCAGGATCTTTTGCATTTAGTTTTCCTACTGTTCCAATTATATTCTCATTAATGCTCATTGTGGTATCTTTAACCATAGGAGCTTCATTCACATCTTTCAAATTGATTGTGATTGTAGCTGTGTCGGCTAACGCAGGATTATTCTTATCCTTGACTTGAATCTTCAATGTATATGTTTTCGCATCAGTTTCATAATCAAACTTAGTATTAGTTGTAATCTTACCAGTTGTAGAATTGATTGTGAACTTGCTATTACCATCAATTATGGTATAAACATTATTCTTGAATTCTGTCTTTGTATCTGGATCTGTTGCTGTTACTGTTCCAATTGTTGTTGGTGTGGCTGCGTTCTCATTGAAACTAAATGTAGCATCTGCCAACGATGGTTTCTCATTAACATCACCAATCTTAATAATCAATTTGGCAGTATCAGTTTTAACAGTATCAAGAGCAATTACAGTAATGGTATCAAATTGAGTTGTTTCGTAGTCAAATGGAACTTTCAAAGTCAATAGACCTGTTAGACTATCCAATTTATATTTGGAAGTATCTGCAGGATTAAGGAATAATTTTGTAGAATCCATTTTACCAATTACAGAAACTACACCAATATCTACATTACTCAAATTTTCATCAACTGCATATGTCTTTGTTGTGTCAATCTTAAATGAATCACCATCAGTAATTGTCAAGTTGAAATAACCAGACAACTGTTTGTTTGGCATAACAGCACCATTTAGATTAAACACATAAAGAATTAATCTTTCATCATATTCAATGTCATCATCAACTTTAACATTGAGTATTGGATTTATCAAAGGTGTTTTTGTTCCTTTGAGAATTTTTACTTCACCAGAATCACTACCACAAACAGGTAGAGAATTATTGAAGTCCGCAACACTAGCAATACCTGTTGTATCTTTAAGAACATAACAATAGTTGAATGTAACATTGGTTATAGGAGCAATATCAAGCTTAATTGGCAAAATTACATCTGTATTATTTTCAACGAATTTACCACTTGCTAATGCTGTTGGGTCAATGTCAATAATAGGTGGGTCAAATGGAACATATTTGAACTTACCAAGGTATGGTGTTCTAATGTAAATGTATTTGGCAAGTAATTGTCCTGATACACTAAAGTCATTACCAATTTTCAATGTATCAGTAGTAATGAATGTACCTTGATATTCAGGACCATCTGTAGAAGCCCAGTCTACTCTTTTGTTTGTATAGAACAATAGATTACCTTGGTATTCTTCCACATAAGTAAATTTGGTAGAATCTTGAACTTCTGTCAAATCCCATTCACCTGTACCTCTATCCCATTCCAATCCTTCAGGAACATACATTACTTGAATTCTTGGCTTATGTGCAGAGTTATCTAACTGGAAACCATTCTTTACGAAAATTCTTGTCAATCTACCTGTAGGAGGCATTACAACATAGATACGGAAAGAATTTACACTTGAGACTTTCAAATTCTCAATATACAAATCGTATGTTCCATATTCATTCGTGTAGACTGTATCAGGTGGAACATGGATGTAAGCAATCTTTGTTGGTTGACCAACAGGATAAGAATTAGGTCCAATGTTTATACCTGTTTTCCAATCACTAACAGTATCAAAATCAACTGTAGGAATTACAAGTGTTGAATCTATGATAGGAACTTCTTGAGGACAATACTGATAATTCTCACCAACGAAATAACCACCAGTTATTTTATCCTTAATCAAGTCCATTGTATAATCGTATGCTAATTGAGAATTAGTTCTCATTTCATTTTCAATACAATAAGGACCATCAAAAATTGTTCCTGGTATATGAGATGAGTTCCAATCTGGAACACGCATGTCTTTTGCTCTAACAGGACCACCTGCTAGTTGAACATCATACAATGTTCCATGCATACCAATGTCAAGCTCACCACCAACGATGATAGGACCACCTAGATGGTGTTCTTTTTCAATGTTGAATTTACCATTGGCGGTTCCGCTATAACCATTTTGTTCTTCAATAGCAAGTTTACCTTCATTAGATAGATAAACACCAACGGTTCCCCATAATTTGTACTTGACCAGTGATTCCCATGCATTTTGCTGAGTTTCCAAGTCTGTTCCAATTCCATCAAATACGAATGGCCTTACATCTGCACCAAATACAAATGCAGCTAATACAAATAATGACAATAATAACTTCTTCATATTAACTTCTCCTTTATTGTCTATTTATTAGACACAAAAAGACCGGTATTTTAACCGGTCTAATATAAAATTACTTATTTCTATATTGTTGTAGATCACTTGGTTTTATATTATATTTTTCTTTTAGATAATCAAAGTATGGTTTCATATTACTTATTATGGTTACATTATTTTCTATCATACAGTTATATTTTGCATTTGATATAGTATTTTCTTTTTGCATTTCATTTAATAAATGTTGTCCTTTTATTTCAACATATTTTCCATCAACTAAAAAATCTGGATAATATCTATGTTCTTTATCTTGAAAAATATAATCAAAATGTATTTTTGGATGCACTATAAAATTATTACAATTATCTTTTAACCACATATAATATGCAACTTCCCATGAACTATCAAAATGAATTCCATTGTAATTGTATTTTTTTCTTATTTTTGAAATTAATTCATGTGAATATACTGGATTATTTCCGCCATATAATTCAGTCATTTTCTTTTTATATGCATCTGTTCCGAAAAAATAATTACTACCATATTTTTTCTTCATTGTCATTTTGACTTTTTCTAAACATTCTGGTGATATAAATGGTGTTTTATATCCATATTTTTCTAAGCAAGTTTGTTGTGCACGTTTAATATCATCATCTGATTTGTATTTTCCATCATTCTTTTTATATCTAGTTTGCTTTGATTTTTCTTTGAATATTTCACATTGTGTTATATTTTTAACACCATATCTTTCTTGAACAGAAATTTCTACTCTTTTTCTAAAACCTGGATCTTGTGAAATGAATTCAACACCATACTTTTCTAAGCATGTCTTTTTCATGGTTTCTTTAACACTTTCAAGCTGAAATACATTTACTACTCCATATTTTTCCAACGTACCTAAAAGCACGCCACATCGGCGGCAATGAAGATTATCAAATGGTCTGCCTATTATCTTTTTAAGAACTTTTGATATAGGAATTCCGCAATTTTGACATTTCAAAATTACGCGTGTATCATTTGCATATACTTTTCTTATTATATCTAGGTCTGTTTGTGATTCAGCATAAACCGTAAACTTTACCCGTTTACCCATAATTAGCTCCTTTATTAAATAAGTATCTGACAATACTATATTATATTTATAAAGGTAAGACTGAGGTGTCAGCCTCAGTCAAATAGCGGAGCTAAATGCTATCTGTCCCCTTTATTTCTAATTTTTTATTTAGATCAAGAAACTTCTAGTACATGTCCATTAGGACTTTCAAGTTCAATTCTCTCAACACACCAGTCATAGTCTTTTTCATATCCAGCATAAAGTGAATCTGCGCCTAATGTACCACCACCAGCAAGCTGTAATTGATACTTTCTTAATCTATTTGTCCAAAGTTTACCGCAATGAGCAACCAGCATTTTTCTAAATATAGGATCATTGAACATTTGTTCTGTGCGCTGTCTCTTATACACCTTCATCAATCCTTTTGTTGGTTTCTTTGGAGTAGGATAAACTGTAAGTTCCTGTTCATATTCATTATATTTTACTTGATATTTTTCGCCAAACATCATATCAGCTTCTGCCATCCATGTTAATGTAGCAGTCCAGCTTCCAAGAACATCACCGTATGCTGCACTATTTCCATAACAGGCGCCATTCCAAGTATTATTCATACTTAGAACCTGGTCATATAACAATGCATGAGGAACAGTAAACAATTCATTAATGCTACCAAACCAGTTTGTGGTCTTAAAATCAACAACTGACTGTAATTCCTGACACAATTTATATTTGTGCTTTCCTGGCTGAAGTTCCATGATAAGATAATCTTGATATGCACCATAACCATAATAATATTTGTGGAACCATTGAACAATATCAAGAATAGCATAAAGCATAGTCTGTTGGTCAAGTTCTACACAGATCTGCGGCGAACCAAGTTCATGAAGAACATAATCCATTAGTTGCTGAACATTCTGGATTCTATGAGCCTGAAGAAAACCGTCACGAGCAGCACAGTATCCATCTTTAGGAGATGGACCTGGAATTGGCTTATTGATGGGTGGTTTAGGCGGGGTAGGATCTTTAAACTGATGTTGCATTCTTTATAAACTCCAAAACTATAGTATATTTATACACAAAAAGAAATGCCTCCCGTAGGAGGCTAGTCCATCAACGAAATGATGGCGAGTTAAGACTAATAGTTATGATATTCGTATTCAAGCTTTTTCTGAAGCTCATCAACACTTGCGCCAGCTTCAAACATATTATAAAGTTCATTGAATGATTCTTTAATAGCGCCATTCATATATTCAACTTCAAAGCCATCATCCTCATAATACTTTTCAATTTCACGAACAGCTTTATCATATCCAGCTTTAAGCCAGTTAACAAATGACTGGTAAGTTGCGCCTTCTGTTAGAAAACCATTCTTATTCAAAATCTGTTTTGCTTCATTTAATCTCATTTTCAAGTCCTTTATATTATGGATTGAACTGATACCAAGTTTCAAAAAAGTCAGGTTCATTTCTGGTGTATTTCATATACACACCCAAGATTGATTTGCCTTGCAGTTGAGAATGGTGAAGGACATACCAAATCACTTCTGCAACTTCATACGGGCTTATCGGAGCATCGCCACCTTCTTCTAAAACTTCAGCAATTTGCGGTTCAAATTCAGCAACATGCTTTTCTGCGTATGAACGGCCGGCGTCATCGCTGTCATAGCAGTTATCGTAAATCTGTGCAAGTTTCTTTGTTACGATTTCGCGGTAGTTATCTGCGTTTTCAGTAATATATCCCGCATTCTTTAAAATTTGTTTAGCTTCATCTAGCTTCATGATTTACTATCCCCAAGCATTTGTGTACTTAAAAACAACTATGGTTGAACACTTTTTTGCATTTTTAATGTTTAAGTCTGCATCTTGCTGAACTACTCTCGGCCTCATAGTGTTTAATATATTAGTTAATTGCCTACTATTTTTTGATTTATCAAACGGTGCACCATTTTTAGTACTAATGTATATAGCAGGTTCATCAAACCAGTCTCCAAATTTAGTTATATAGCCTAATTCTTCAGCTATTTCTTTAACATCATCTAATACAGTAGGTCTAATTTTCATACCAGCACGTTCAAGAATTTGTTTTGCTTCATCCAATTTCATAAATTATCTACTCCTCATAAATTTTTTATAAATTGATTCAGCAACATCAGATGGCATGATTCCTTCATTAGCTGCTTCTTCCATCTGTTCATCTTCATCAATAGTTGCTAAAATAACTTCTGTAGGATTTAAATGATATTTACTAGCTAAAATTTGCTTAACGCTCATTTTCATCTTTGACGAAGCATAGCTTTCAAAAAGATAGCCATTATTCTTTAAAATCTGTTTGGCTTCATTTAATTTCATGTTAATACTCCTATAGTTTATTTATACTAAAGTTACATACTAAAAATGGAGGGAATTGCTTCCCTCCAAATTTTGTTGCGGTTTACGCTTACGATTAGTAAACGTCGCCAGCAATCTTCTGGTCAAGGCCTTCAAACTTGAGGGTGCGATAGTAATTATCAGCGCCAAGCAAATTATTAGCGAAGGCATAACGGGTCATGATACCGATTCTCGGAGAGAATGTATTCGGATCAATAGCCTGGTTGACAACGCCTGTGACGTACGGGCAGAAGATCACGCCAGCATCATCGTTAGATGCGCCCTTATAAGCGATAAGAACTTCGCAATTATCAACACCATGGTTGACAGCGTAAGCATCGCGGTAGACCTTCAACTGACCGCCATTGAGAGTACCAACTTCGCATGTAGCGGTGGAGCCGGTTACGTCAGTGGTAATCTTGTTGAAGAACTGAGTGGAAGACTGCAAAGCAGTAGCCACAGCAGGAGAAACAACAGCGATGTTACCAGGTGCCTTACGAGTTGCGATAGCAATATCGTTAGAAGCAGCAATGATATGAGTGATGATGTTGGAGATTCTTTCCTGAGACCAACGACCAACCCAACCATCAGCAACTTCAGGAGCAGCACCAGGTGTCAATGTTTTGAGCTTGGTGAGAGCCTTACAACGTGCAATGGTTTCACGGTCAATTTCAGCAGTCAATTCGTACTGGAGAGTATTGACCATGTCGTTCACCATGTCAACGCCCTGCATCTTCTTGATATCATCAATGGATTCAAGAGAGAAGCTAGAAGCAATCTTACGAGTCTTAGCAACGATCGGCTGACGGCTGAACATGATAGCAAGTTCAGGAATCTTGCCGAGACCGTCGTGGTTATTGATGGACCAGCCTTCAGCAGCCTGGGTTTCTTCACCAAGACCGGAATCTGCAGGACCATGTGTATTAGCCTGAGAACCAGTATAACCAGAATACTCAGGAACGTCCTTCCATGCTGCTTCAACAACGCGACCCTTATCGAGTTCGTCCTTATAGACTGTTCTCATTGCGTATGCGAGGCCGACAGG